ACCGGTACCGTTACGCTTAAAGACGCTAACGGTAACGCTATCTACACTATCGACTATAAGCCTAAGACCGTTACCCATTTTCCGACGGCGGGTACGGCCTGGGGCGTGGCTGGCGCCGACCCTATCGGCGACCTGCTTAGCCTGAGCGAAGCTATCCGCGACGACGGCCAGGGCGACCCCGATACTATTATTATGGGGTCTAACGCCTGGGAAAAGTTTATCGCCAATAGCGACGTGCAGCTGCGATTCGATAACCGGCGTATCGAGCTCGGTACTATCGCGCCTATGCGGCCCGATGGTAACGGCGGTAATTACCGGGGTACTATCGAAATCGGTAACTACAAGCTCGACGTGTGGACGTACGGCGGCCGGTATAAAGACCCCGAGACCGGCACTATTACCCCGTACGTTAATACCGGTAAGGTCATTATGATGATTAGCGGCAGCCGTTATGATGCTACCTTTGGCGCTATTCCGCGCCTGCGTGGCCCCGAGACGGCGGCGCTGCCTTATCTGCCCGAGCGTATGGCTATGCCCGGCGCCCGGCTCGACCTTTGGACTAATGCGTATTTTAGCCTGGATGGTAAGCAGCTGTTTGTTTCGGCCGGCGCTCGGCCTCTGCTTATCCCTACGGCTATCGATACGTACGGCTGCCTAACGGCTATTCCTTAAGGGGGTAGATAATGGCCTACGTTATAGCAGATGGTAAAGGCATTACTTCTAAAAAGGGTATGCTTAAAGCAGGCGACGAGGTTAAGGCCGATTACCTGGGCGGCGGCCAGGCGGCGCTCGACGTTCTGGTAGCGTCGGGTACTGCGGTCGACGATAAGGCTAAGGCGGCCCCGGCTGCCACGCCTGCGCCCGCCCCGGCCCCTGAGCCGGTCGCCGAGCCCGAGCTGGCCCCGGCCCCGGCCTCTGAAACCGAGCCCGAGCCTGCGGCCCCTAAGGCTGCAGCTAAGAAAAAGGGCGCGGCTAAGAAAAAGGGCGGCGGTAAGTAAATGGGGCTGCGGGCCACGGCATACGCCGACGCCCGGGCTATTTTAAACGATAGCGCGGCCGGTTTCGGCTGGCCGGTAAAAGTAACCGACCCGGCGGGTAATACTGCCGACCTTACAGGTTACGCGGGCGACGTGGCGCAGACCATAGACCCCGATACCGGGCAGGCCGTTACCGGCCGGCGCGCCCCTCTTACTTTGCACCTAGACGACCTAGAGGCGGCCGGCCTGGGTATACCCCGGTCGGTCGCCGACGAGTCGGGCGACCCTTGGCGTATCGAGTATAACGATATAACGCTTAACCATTTGGTTAAGTACGATATACTCGAGGCCTGGCCCGACCGTACCCTGGGCGTCGTTACCTGTTGGCTGGGGATTTATAAAGATGGCGTATAGCCCTCTACCGGCTCTAATAGATAAGGTCGATACCTTCGAGCTCGTACGCGACCAACTGGGCGCGATACTGGCGCTAGAGCAGGCTAACCAGCAGGCCCTCGCTATAGCAGCAGCTAAAGACCCCCTACTATGGGCTCTCGACGTTTATTTAGAACGTAGTAGGCCCTGGGAAAAGTGGACTAATGCAGACCTCGAGGCTGCTACTAATACCTACCCTATTATTAGCGTATGGTTTGACCGTGGCAGTTTTCCGAGAGACAAGGGTAACCCGGTAGAGCGCCAGACCCATACCCCCGTCTATAATATCGACGCCTACGGCTACGGTATTACGGTCGGTAACGTGGGGGCGCCTGGTTTCACGCCTGCAGATAAGACGGCGGCCCTAGAGGCCCAGCGAGGTATTAGGCTAGCCCGTAATATTTTAATGGCTAGCCCTAATACGTATCTACAATTACCTAAGGGTACTATCGGTTTACGGTGGCCGGACAATATAACTATGTTTCAGCCCCAGATAGACGATAACGCAGCCTTTAAAATTGTAGGCGCTCGCCTGGCGCTCGAGGTTACCTGTAACGAGTTTAGCCCCCAGTACGAGGGCGAGACGCTAGAGCTAATAACTAACGAGGTTACCCGGCAAGAAGACGGGCGCCTATTAGTTAATGCTAATTACGACTACAGCTAAGAAAGGATAAACGCATTATGACTACTGCAGTAACAGCTAACGCGGTAGCCTCGGTAGTCGGTATCAAGCCTAATTTTGTCGACCTTAGAGGCGGTAACGTGCTCAACCTCGAGCAGCGTATTACCGTAGTCGGCCAGGGCGCGACCGCCGCTACTTACTCTACCGATAAGCGTACGGTTACTAGCGCCGTAGAGGTCGGCCAAACTTACGGGTTTGGCTCGCCGGTTCACCTGGCGGCCCAGCAGCTGCTACCGGAAAACGGCGACGGCGCCCAGGCGCTGCCTATTACTATTAACCCGCTCGAAGACGCCGGCACAGGCGTAGCGGCCGCCGGTTCTATTACCCCCTCGGGTACCCAGAGCGGCGCGGGCTCGTATATCGTACGGGTTAATAATATCGACTCGGCGGCTTTTGTTATCGCCGACGGCGAGCTGGGTACCGACCTCGAGGCCCGTATTACCGACGCGATTAACGCTAACGTGGATATGCCGGTTATCGCGGCCGCAGGCGCCGACGTGGTAGACCTTACCGCTAAATGGGCGGGCCCTACCGGTAACGATATTTACGTAGAGGTTATTGGCCCCGATAATGGCATTACCTTTGCGGTCGTACAGCCTACCGGCGGCCTGGTTAATCCTAATATCGACGACGCCCTTACCGCTATCGGTACCGTATGGGAGACCATGCTGCTTAATTGTCTCGACGTGGCCGACACCGATACCCTCGATAAGTACGAGACCTGGGGCGTAGGTCGCTGGCAGGCGACTACTAAAAAGCCTGCTATCGTATTTACGGGTAACACGGCTACCACGGTCGCGGCAGCTACGGCGGTTAGCGACGCCCGGCCCGACGACTACATTAACGGCCAGCTCGTCGCCCCGGGGTCTAAGGATTTACCCTTTGTCGTGGCGGCCCGCCAGCTTGCCCGTATCGCGGTACAGGCGACTAATAACCCGCCTACCAGCTACCAGGCCCTGCAGGCTACCGGGCTTACCCCGGGCGCCGATGCCGACCAGTGGAATGATACCGACCGTAACCTGGCTATTAAAGCCGGCAGCTCGACTATCGAGGTTAAAGATACCGTCGTAGAGCTGGCCGATATCGTGACCTTTTACCATCCGACCGGCGTACCTAACCCCGAGTATAGGTATGTAGTAGATATCGTTAAGCTGCAGAATATTATCTATAACCTTAACCTTATTTTCGCTACGCCTAACTGGGCCGGTAAGCCTCTTATCCCCGATGAGCAGCCGACCGCTAACGCTAACGCCCGGCAGCCTAAGGGCGCTAAGGCGGCAGTCGCCCTGCTGATTGATAACCTGGCCCTCGCGGCGGTTATCTCTGACCCGGCTTTCGCTAAATCGTCTATCGTAGCCGCTATTAGCTCGACTAACCCTAAGCGGCTCGATATCGCGTTCACGGTTAAGCTCTCGGGTAATACCAATATTATCTCGATAGACCTTAACTTCGGTTTCTATTTCGGCGTCGTTACGCCGGCAGCCTAGGAAAGGGGGGCCAATAAAATGCCAGCAGTAGCAGGTAGTATCGAGTCTGTAACCCTCGACGGCCGTACCTTTGCGGTAGCAGCCGACGCCGAGAGTAACCGAAAACTCGGCGGGTATGAAAACGAGAGCCAGCCTAACGGCGACGGCTCGGCCCGGCTTATTAAGACCCGGGTTAGCTGGATGCTCGACGGTATCGCGGTAGAGGTCGACGATACCCGGGGTGACCAAGAGTATATTCAGAGTCTGACCGACGGTAACGACTACTTTCCTATCGCCATTACGTACGCCTCGCAAGAGGTATACCAAGGCCAGGGCCAGGTAGTCGCCGAGAGCCAGGCGAGCAGCCAGGCGGGTACTATGCCTATCAGTCTGAGCGGGCCCGGGGTACTTACCCGGCAGTAACTAACCCATAACGATACCCGGGCGGCGCGGGTCGTTGCCGGCGGCTAGGTAGCCCCGGCCTAAGGCGCGGCCGGCCGTCCGGGTATCGTTAAATAACCTAAAGGGGGCTACATTAAGCTATGACTAACGAGACCGAAAAGAAAACAGTAGAGGCTAACCCTATCGTAGTAGCGCGAGAGGTCGCGCTAGACGAGTTTAACCGGTGGGCCGTGGCATGGGACATACATACAGAGCTCAAGACCATGACACAAGAAGACCGCGACAGCTACGAGAGCCAGCGCGACGCGGTAGTAGCGGGTATTATGCTGGGTAACGCCACGGTAAGCGCCGACGGCGAGACCATTACCTACCGGCTTAAAAAGCCTACGGCGTCGGTATCTGAGCTTACCTTCGCGGTACCGACCGGCGCGGCCTATATGGCTATGGATGCCCAAAAAGAGGGCCGCAATATTGCAAAAATGTTTGAATTTATGGGCGCTATGAGTAAGCAGCCGGGGGCTATGTTTAGCAAGCTCGACGGCCGCGACCTTAAATTTTGTCAGGGGGTAGTAGCGCTTTTTTTGGGGTCGTAAGCTCGACGCTCGTAAGAGGGGGCGACGAGGTGGGGGGTCTGGGGCGGCTCGAGGTATACGGTACCATGCTGCTGCAGATAGCCCGGGACTATGCAGGGTTACCCGACCCCCGATTTATGAGCGCGAGCGAAATACGGTTTTTTTACGACGGCCTGCGGGCCGAGCTGATTAAGGCAACTAAACCTAAGTAGAGGGGGCGCTAACGTGGCCGGTCGTTTTTCAGTCGAAGCAATTTTTAAAGCGGTCGACCGCGTTAGCGCCCCCGTCTCGCGTATGCAGAAAAACGTACACGGCGTTACTAATAAGCTCGACCGGGGCTTTAAACGAGCTAACGCCGGTTTAAATACTTTAGGCCGCAAAGTACGGGGCGTGGCTATCGCCGGCGCCGTGGGCGTCGGTATCATGGGCGCAGCTGCGGCCGACGTGGTTAATACTGGGGCGCAATTCGAGCAGACCCTGGTAAACGCGGCTGCTAAATTCGGGCCGGCGGTTACCCGTACTACAGACGAGTTTAAAGCGCTCGAGGCCCAGGCCCGCGAGACCGGGGCGACTACTGAATTTACCGCGACCCAGGCGGCCGAGGGCCTTAACTTTTTAGCTATGGCGGGCTTTAACGCCCAGCAGAGTATAGCAGCGCTGCCGGGCCTGGTAGACCTTGCCACGGCTGCCCAGGTCGACCTCGGCCGGGCGTCTGATATAGCTACCGATACCCTGGGCGCTTTTGGCCTTACCAGCGAAAACGCAGCCGAGCAGGCCGCTAACCTAGCCCGGGTTAATGACGTACTCGCAGCTACTACTACGTCGGCTAATGTCGATATGGAGCAGCTATTCGAGACGATAAAGCTAGCCGGGCCAGTCGCTAAAAACGCCGGCGCGTCTATCGAGAGCTTTAGCGCTATGGCGGGCCTAATGGGTAACGCCGGTATTAAAGCCTCGGTAGCTGCTACCACGCTTAAAAACGCATACTTAAACCTGGCCGACCCGACCGATAAACAGCTAACCCGACTTAAAGACCTGGGCGTTAAGCTAGAGGATAATAACGGCGATATGCGCTCTATGGCCGATATCGTCGGCGACGTGGCGGCCGGGCTCGAGGGTATGGGTACTAAGCAGCGTACGGCGGCCCTGGCTACTCTTTTCGGTAAGCGGGCCGTCGCGGGTATGACTAAGCTGGTAGACCTCGGCAGCGACCGCATTAAAGAGTATACCGCAGGCCTTAGCGACGTAGACGGCCGGGCTAAACAAATGGCCGATACTATGCGGCGCACTATGCAAGGCCGATTTAAAACGCTTAACTCGGTCGTCGAGTCGGTAAAGCTCTCACTATTTAAAACCGGGGGCGCCCTCGAGGGCTTTATAGAAAAGCTAACTAATGGCGTACGTACTATCGACAAATGGGTACAGGCTAACCAGGCGCTAATAACCCAAAAGGTCGACGCCTTTTTTAAGACGGTTACCAAGGGTATACGCTGGATAGTAGATAACCGTAAAAATATAATGCGGGTAACGGCGGTAATAGCCGGGCTCGTCTTAGGGTTTAAGGTACTGGCTGGCGTGGTGGCCGTGGTTAATACGCTAATGGCGGCTAACCCGGCGGTACTTATCACGCTCGCGGTTATCGGGCTTATCGCGGCTATCGTTATACTCGTTAAAAAATGGTATGCAATAAAGGCCGCTATGGAAAAGACTAACCCAGTTATAGCCGGCATTATGCGAGCTTTCGAGGCGGTCGGTCAGTTCCTAGGCCAATGGTTTACCTGGCTGGGCGCCCAGTGGCCTAAGCTCTGGCAGGCGGTACAGCCCCTGCTGCAGGCCGTGGGCCAGCTCTGGGTTAATACTTTCGGGCTGATATCTAAAACCGTCGGTACGGTAGTCGGCGCTATTCTGGGGGCTTTCGGGCTAATGGATGATAAAGCAGCCGGCACTAAAACGGCTTTCGAGACTATCCTACCGGTTATCGAGTTTATCGGTAAGATTGTACTAAATACTATTAAATTTTGGGTCGGGGCGCTTACCGGGTTTATTAATCTTATTAACGGCCTGGTATCCGTGGCGACTAACGTAGCGCGAGCTCTAAAGCCTATACTCGGCCCCCTGTTTAAACCTATCGAGGGTATTATTAAAGGCGCCCTAAAGCTCGCGGGTATACGGGGCGGCGGCGCCGGTACCCAGCCGGCTACCCCCTCGGGCCGTGGCGCCGGTTACGCCCGGCCTACCACGGTAAGCCCGGCCGAGCGCGTGGCCCGCAGCATAGAAGAAAAACGAGAGATAGCTAAGGGCGAGGTTACCGTTAAGGCGGCGCCTGGTACAGCGGCCGAGGTTACTAAAAAGCCTAAATCTGGTTTCGGTCTGCATTTGGCAGAGTCGGGGGCGTTTTAATGGCCTGGCAGGATAGAATAAAAGAGGCAGCACTAACGACCCCCTCGGGCCTGCGATTTACTTTTGAGTATACCGACGTATCTAAAGAAGTAGAGGCCCTGGGTACGGTCTGGGAGTTCCCAGACTTTACCGGGTCGTACGTGCAGGATACCGGGCGCTCTGGCCGGCGCATAAACCAGCGTTTTTTTATTAGCGGCGATAACTACGATATCGACGCGGCTAACTTCGACCAGGGCCTAAACGAGCGCGGTAATTTCACACTAGAGCACCCCGTATACGGCCGGCTGCTCGTCGGTATAGTAGGTGCTATCGCCAGGCGCGACGACCTCGTAACGGGCGCTAACCAGGCGGTATACGAGGTACCCTTTATAGAGACTACCGACCTACTCTACCCGCTACCCCAGACCGACCCGGCGAGCGTGGTATTAACTGCAGCCGACGAGTATACCGACGCGGCGGCCACGCATTACAGCGAGCGTACTAACCTCGTTGGCGCGGTCGAGCAGGCTAGCGCCCGCAACCGGTACGAGCTGGTACTTGCCCAGACTCGTACGGCGCTTTTCGACGCCCTGCGCCAGCAGCTGCAGGTGGTACAGAATACGGCCTCGGCTATTTTCGACAGCATTAATACGGCTATAGATATACTAATAGGCGAGCCTTTAACTCTGGCGTACCAGACCATACTATTTATTAACTCGTTAAGCCAGGGCGTACAGGGTATTAAAGACCGTCTAAATAGCTACCTCGAGGTCGCGCTAAGTATAGCCGGCGTAGGTTTCGAGCCGTACCAGGCCGGGCTAGATAGTCGGCCGGCTAACGACTTTTATACCGACGAGCTCTACGCTATGGCGGCTATCGTCGGGGGCGTTAGGTCGGTAGTTAATGCCCAGTTTGAAACCAAGGGCCAGGCGCTCGACGCGGCCGAGCAGCTGCTAGAAACTAGCGAGCAGGTAACCGTATGGCGCGATACTAACTACGAGAGTCTGGGCGAGATAGACACAGGCGAGGCGTACCAGCAGTACCAAGAGGCGGTAGCCGTGGCGGTCGGGTATCTGGTAGAGATAAGCTACAGCCTAAAGCAAGAGAGAGCTATAGTACTAGACGGGCCGACTACCATACTTAATCTCGAGGCCGAGCTTTACGGTACCATAGACGAGAATTTAGACCGGCTTATAGCCGATAACCAGCTTAACGGTAGCGAGATAGCTACCGGGCTAGCAAAGGGGCGCCAGGTTGTTTACTACGTATAGGGTTTCGCCTGGCGATACCTACGCCCTAATAGCTCGTAAGCTCTACGGCGACGAGGCCGACGCGGTACTACTGCGTACGGCTAACCCGGGCCACGCCGAGCCCCTTACCCCCGGTACGACTCTCGAAGTACCTGAGAGCCCGGCCGCCGGCTCGCTGCTGCAGCAGCAGGCCCCGGCCGACGACCCCGACGAGGTAGCCGTACTTATCGAGGGCGCCCGGTGGCGCTTTTGGAGTGAGGTAACATGGCGCCGGGCCATAGATACCCCCGATACGTTTAACCTCGTCGTACCTTTCGACGCCTCGGCTATCGACATTAAAGAGACGTTTACGCCGTTTAGCTATAAGCGTATCGAGATAACGGTAGGGGGCGAGCCCCAGTTTACCGGCTATATGGTAAACGTGGTACCGACGCTAGCGCCCGACTCTAAAAGCCTAGCGGTATCTGGCTACTCTCTGCCGGGGGTTATGGGCGACTGTATGGCGCCGGCCAGCTCGTACCCGCTCGAATTTAAAAATATTAACCTAGAAAAAATAGCGGGGCGCCTGGCGCGACCCTTTGGTATTAAAGTACAATTTGACGCAGACCCGGGGCCGGCCTTTACCAAGGCGGCGTTGGATATCGGCCAGCCCCCGCTCGCGCTACTTACCAAGCTGGCGCAGCAGCGGGGCCTAATTATCGGCACTACCGAGCGCGGCGCCCTGCTATTTACCACGTCGGCCGACGTATCGAGCTCACGTATAAAGCTCGTACAGGGTATACCCCCGCTCGTTAGCCTGACCCCTAATTTTAACCCGCAGCAGTATTACTCGAGCATAACCGGCCGGCGCCCTACTAAGGTCGGGCGACCTGGGGGCCAGTATACGGTAAAGAATACGCGCTTGCAGGGCGTTATAAGGCCCTTTACTTTCAGCGTAGACGACGCCGAGGGGGGTACGGTTAAGACGGCCGTAGAGGCTAAAGCCGGCCGCATGTTTGGCAATATGGCGACGTACTCGGCCGAGGTCGCTACTTGGCGCGACGCTTACGACGAGCTGCTGGCGCCTAATACGGCTATCGACGCTACCGGCGCCGATGCTATGATTTATAACGGCTACCGGTTTTTAGCCCGGTCGGTCGAGTACCGGCGTACGGCCGAGTCGAAAAGCGCCCAGCTAGATTTAGTTATGCCGGGGTCGTTTAGCGGCCAGATACCCGAGGGGTTACCGTGGGATTTATAGGCGAGGTTCTTAACTTCTTTAGGCTCGACCGGTTCGGGGTACCCTCTGCCGATGTGACAGTAGACCCCGGCGGCGGCGG